TAAACGTCGTCAGGTGTCGGAAACAAACGAAGCGCCTGATCCGCTTCTACCCAAAACGACTTGGGCCGACCCACAGAGTCAAGCCGGGTCTTATCGACCTGCCGAACATCGGTATGCGTGATTTCCTGACTTTCCACAACAACCCACAGCACCGCCTCAATGAGCGACTCCGAAAACACTTGGTAGGTAGGCTCATCAGGCGTAGTGGAAAATGAGTCAAACGGCTCCCGCCACAAATGAGTCTGACCAAGGAAGTTTGCCGCCGAAAAGCGCAACGCATCGCGCAACGTAATATCTGGCGCACCCGGCAGAAACGGGGCCAAACTCGGCAGCATTTCATCCCAAGTGACGGTCGCCATTCTGAGCTACACCTCGTCGGTCGGGTCGCTGTCGACGCTAAGCTCTTCGGAAAGGTCACTGAGCCCCTTCGTAGTAGCCTTGGGCTTGCGTCCGCGCTTGGGCTTATCGTACTCAGCGGCCATCTTGCGGCCTTCTTCGGTCATTTCCATGCGGTCGCCGTTGAGCTTTCCGAGGATTACATACTCACGCCCCTGACGGACGCGGGCACGACCCCGAACAATCTCACCGCCTACCTGCTTAACCAGTTCATAACAATCCATGAGTTCATCATACCCTGTTAACTAACCGGGGAGAAACACCTCCCCGGTTATTAGACACCAAACTCAGCCTTAAACCGAGCCGACCTGAGCAATCGCCAGCGTCTCCGGCTTGATAACCTTGCGGCCATACACCGACAGACCACGGACAATGTCGCCAAAGTCGTTCTGGTTGCGGATCGGCTCGGTCTTCTCGATGGTGCTGGCGAAGCTGATCGCATGCTTCGTACCCGCAACCATGAGGCGACGCGGAGCCGCACCCGTAAGCGACGCACCGTCAGCGGTCGGAACAAGACCCGATACCAGCTCCTTACCGCCCTCTCCACGCGGCAGCAGGTTCGACACGTAGGTCGTGAACCGATCAATCGTACCGATCTTGCCACTGCGAATAGTAGAGCTGGTGTCGCCCGTAAAATCAGCCTGAGCAATGTTCGACTTCATCAGAAGATGGCGGTCGTAGGGGCTGATAATCAGGTAACGGTCATCCTCCGGCACGTTCTGCTCATCGAGCACCGAGCTCATGCGCAGGATCGCGTTGAGAATATTGTCAGCCGAGCTTTGATCAATCGGGTTCGTGTCCGAACCAAGATCGTAGTTCGAGCTGATCATGCCCGCCGTGGTGCCCTCGTTGCCAGCAGCCGGACCCTGAGTAACGAAGCTGTTGTAGAAAACCTCGTTCTCCATCGCGATCTTGAGCTGCTTCGCGGCCTCATCGGTGAACATGTTCATCAGGTCCATGTCGGCCTGATAATCAAGCACGTCCGAGACCTGCACGCCGAAGTACAGACCCTGATCAACCTGCATGTCCTGATAGACCGGAGCCGGGACTTCGTACTGCAGGTTCATGCCGACTTCGTAAGGGCGGATCGTCACGTCAGGCGTAGAACGGATACGCACCGTATCACCCTGATTTTTCAGTTCGCCCTCATAGTCTGTGTTTGTGATCTCGCTCAGCATCAGGTTCTGATAGAGCTTGATCAGGAGCTTCTTCGACCAAAGGGTCGGAATAAACGCGCCACTGTAGGCAGGACTGGTGTTGAAGTCGCTGCCCGAGTTAATGGGATATGCCATCGTATCGGCCTCCGATTAGGAAAAGTAAAAACAAGAGACAGCGACCTCAGCGAACATCAGGAAGAAACCCTCCCCTCTGCCACGGCGGTGCTCATCTCGGATTCAAGAGCAGCAGCCTCGTCATACTTGCCCTGCTGCATGAGCTTCGCGGCCTTGTTCATGCCACGCTCAAACTCCTGCTGGGAAAGAACTCGGGACTTGCCCTGCTGCGGGGTAGCCGGAGCGTTAGATTTCGTCGGCTGCACCTGACGCTGTAATTCGGCCTGACGATCCTGCTTGGCCTCAGCCTTGGCGTTGTTGGCACTCTGCTGCTGAGAAGCCTCCGCACCAACGTGCTGCTTGAACAGATCAACGTAAGCCTTAACAGCCTCAACATTGCCCTGCTGGTACGCCTGCTCGGCCATCGACCGACGGGTGCCCTGAATCATCGGGTCGAACGTGTCGAGCCACTCAATCCATTTCGGGTCGCTGTTGACCTCCTGAAAATCAGGAACGGCCTGATTCAGACGCGCCTCAAAAGACGTGCCCTGAACCTGTGTTACCTGCTGTGAAAGCTGCTTGTTCTGCTCACGAAGCCGGTCGAGCTCACTCTGAAACTCACTGGCGACTTCTTTCGCAACACGTCGCTGAAGATCAATCAGATCATCACCGAACGCATCGACGTCCTTGTCCGTGACAAGCGGGTCCCGAGACGTAGACTGTGAGTCGGCCTGCTGCTGACTTTCACTCTGACTCTGCTGCTGTTCCTGCAACTGCTGGACGTACTGCTTGAGCTGACGCACCTCTTCGTGGAGACGCGGCACCTCGGCGTTGTACTTGCCCTGCAGACGCTGGTACTTGTGCTGCCAAAGCTCTTCATCGTCTTCGTCAGACTTCGACCCAGTGTTCTGGTCGCTCGGGGTAGCGTCATCACTACCACCCGTCTGGTCACGCGGCGGCTCATCACCACGGTTCGCCTCATCACCCTGATTGTCGTCTCCAGTCTGCCCAGCAGTGTTGGTGTCTTCACCTTCCCCGCCGGGGGCTTGAAGCTGACGCTCGATCTCATCGAGTTCATCTTGGTGCTTCTGAACCGCTTTAGGTAGTGTCGCCATTTAGTCGTCCTCTCTTATCGGGGCCAAACTCCGCCAATAGGGCCTTTCGGTGTGCTACTGACGTGATGGTCTGCCGGAATTAGACCGCACTCGATTCAGTGTTTCGGGTGCCTGATCAATAGACTCGAGAAAGTCCTGAATCATGGCCACCCGACCTTGAAGTCGATGCACGGTCAACGAATCGTCCGCTTTCACTAAAGCAGACAAGGTGTCGTCAAGATATGACTGCAACAACGTCTTAACGCCTTCAAGTTCAGGCGTAGCTCGAAGCCGGTTCATAGCTTCAAGCTGTTGAATTGTCGCATTTCCTAACAACATATTACTCTGTTTACACGCTGTTAGCTAAATTGTCAATTTACGAACCAAGCCCGCGAGAAGAACTAATGTTCATATCTCGCCCGCCTGCGGGGGCCCCGTTTGGCTGCGTTGCTCGAGTCTGAGGACGCCGTGCGTTAGCGCGTTCTCCCTGCCTGCCCTGAGCGCGTGGATCACGCTGCGAAGCCGCCGCCTGCTGCGGGTTCTGCCCCTGCATCATGGCCTGCATATTCTGCATTTCCTGCTGCATGCGCTGCTGTGCAATCTGCTCGAGAACCGGGTTATTCATCGGCTCGCCGTTTTCGCCCATTGGCGCAGTAGTACCGGAATCCGCAAAGTCCTCAGCCGCATTGCCGCGATTCTCCATTGCCTCCGTCTGAGTCGCTGCAATTTCTGCTTTGAGTTTCTCAAGCTGAGCCTGCTGCATTTGCTCCTGTTTCTGTTTCGCCTGACTGTTTTTCGCCTGAAGCTCTTCACGACTCGGCACAATGTTGTCAGGGTTAACGTCGAGCAGTCGGGCGTTTTCTCGAAGTAGCTCCGCCGCGCCTTCAACACCAACAATGTTCTGCGCGACGTCACTCTGGAGGACAACCTGCAGGAACTCATTACGGCGAACAGCGGCAGCTTCTCGGCTCACCAGACTCATCGCACCGCGAGCAATAATCCGCACATCACCGACCATGTCCGGGTCTGCGCTATAGCGCAAGTTATGCTGATAAATACGCTCAAGGACAGGGTTGATCACGTCTGCGTCGATATTCGCCACAACATGTTTGAGGCCCTTAGCCGCGTTGTTAATCAACATCGCAAGCCCTGAGCTGGTACGACTAGCACCCGGCACGTGCTCACCGGACATGTACTTCGGAATGCCCGAATACTCATCGGCAAGTGAAGAAAACTGATTCAGGATAGTCAGCAGCTCACCCGCGTTGCTGTTGGGCTGGAAGAAGTTGATCGGCTGAGACGGATCAGTGAAGTCGTTGTACTGCGTCTGCCAAATCTTCCACGGATACATGTTGGTAATGTCTTCGCCCGGTGGAAGGCGGGACTCATTGACTACAACCTGCGGGCCGGAGCTGATCGCCATGTTGTTAGCGAGTGCCCGCGCCGAGGCATTAGCCATGTCCTGTGGGTCACGCACCAGATCAACGACCGAATTGCCCCAGAACGAACCGGGCAGATTTTCATAACTCGTGGCGTAGTAAGGCTTCCGGCCCATCGGGTCGTAGTTCAACACCGCCCGAATGACCGTCGTGCCAATCACCCAAATCTCGCACGGGTAGGTCTTGAATGGGTCTTCTATCTCGTCTTCTGACATGCCCCACTCAAGTAGCAACGACCCCTGCACGTTGTCCCACAACTGAATCGCGTCGACGAGCTCAGTGTCTTCGGAGAAATCAACGTCGTCGCCCTCAACCGCTTCTTCGGCTGAGTCAGTCCACAACGCCTGACGAAGCCCCGGTGAAGAAAAGTCTTTGAGGATTGACCGAATCGCGTCTTCGTCGTACCCATCGACGCCGATCAGAACCTGCAGGTCTTCCCGAGTCATGCGATGGCGCTCGATAAAGTACCCATCGTCAACGTCCGACGACCACGGAGACGGGTAAACCATGAACGGGTCGACGCGCTCCCACTCAAGGCGAATCTCCCGCTTTGGCGCGAGCGTGCCCATCTCGGAGTCCCACTTCATCTGAGTGCGCATGCGCGGCACAGGACCTTTCATGATCGCTGTCGGGTAAGTCACAAGGTCTTCGATGAAGTCACCGAGCGCTTTGACCCAACCGCCTTCAACCAACTGGTCCTCGATCTTGTCTTCCATCCGAGTAACACGCTCACGCGCTTCTTCCTCAAGCTCATTAGTAGCTTTGGCCTTTTTCGCCTCCGCCATCTCCTTGAGCTTCTCCGGTGGAATCTGCTGACCCGAGCGCTGAGCCTGCTCATAGAGCTGCATGAGCTCCTGCTGCATTTCCTGCTGCATCTCCTGATAGACTTCAGGAGGAAGGTCAGGCATCGGGGTGTGCTCGAGAGTCCACGGGCGATCCAGCCCTGTGCCAAGCAGTGTTTCCCGAAGCCATGCGCTGGCAGCGCGGCACTTCACCGAAGTGATCCCGAGAAACATTTCAGAGCCGCCAAACTCACGAATCTCCGCGAGCTTCTCCGGGCTGTACTCGCCGTGCCGACGCCGTAGTGAGTCGATGAGGCGGTCTTCAATCTCTCCGTGTTTGTGGTCACGCGCAGAAGCCCAACGCTTGTGGACATGAGACGACAGCGAGCTGATAAACGGATCAGACTGTGTCTTCTGATTCCGCTCTTCGACCTCCGCTTCCATGTCGGATACGGACTTAACGGCCAAATAAGGCTGCTGTTTTAGTGCGCGTTCCATCTACGCTTCCTCATCAACTCTATGTATAGCTCGAAGCCCCAAAACAATCAGAGCTTCGAGTGATAGCACCCGACCAACTACTTGGTCTTTGTGCTGTACTTGCGCCCGTCCCACATGAAAGTGCTCTTGCCATCGCGCTTAGCCTTGGCAAACGCGGACCGAAAGTCCTTGGCAATCGTGGAGTCTTTCTTGAACGACGGGTAGTTGCCACCCTTTGTCTTGGTCTTGCCTGTGACAAGGCCGCCCTGAGCAGGCGACTTACTGCGGGAGCTACTGGTGTTCGAGCTGCTCGTCCGGCTTGAGCGACGGCTACCGCCAGAGGCACTACTTGAACCGCTAGAAGAACTACTCATACCCGACCGACGTGACCGACGGCTTCCACCAGCAGAAGATGCTGACGAACGACTAGAGCCAGAACCTGACCCCGCGCTGGAGCGAGAAGAACCCGAACCACCCACCATCGTCATCTTGCTACCGGGGCCACCGCCTCGAGAACTACCCATCGACTTAGGCTTCGGGCTCTCCGTAGCACCCTGAGTCGTCACACCATTGCCCTGTTTGACCTTGGTGTTGTACTTCTTGCCCTGCCAAGAAAACGTGCGTTTGCCGTCTTTCCGCGCCTTTGCAAAGGCTTCCTTAAAACTAGCCATCAATCCGCTCCTTACGCCATCCGGGGGCCGGGCAGCTCAGACTGAGCCTTTTTCATGTCCATGCCCTTGCGCTCTTTCGAGTTGCCGCCCTCGCTCTTCATCTTGCCGGACGGCCCAGAGCCCTTCTTGTCGTACTTCATCTTGCTACCCATCGCTAACACCTCATCAACATGTTGTGGTCAAGTCCAGTCTAAGTGCTAACCGCAGGGTTGACAAACGCTTACGTCCAACCAACAGCAGACGGTGTGACCACTTCGCGCCGACGCTGATTGAGCATTGAACCCGCTGCACCACCTTCCACAACCAACACGCCGTACTGCAATGAGTCGTGGACGTGACTGAAGCCGTTCTTGTCGGGCTTGGGGTCTTGGTGCCCCGCCTTGTTGAGTTTGTAGCGATACCCATACCGAAACCCCTGCAGGAGCGTGCGGCACTCAGGGTTCACCACCATGGCCGGTTTGCCATCCGAATGACGGAGTAAAACACGCTCAACCGCTTCAACCCGCCGCTCCGGGTCGTTGCTCATCGGTCTGGCTACTTTGAAACCTGCCGCCTTGACCACGTCGACCGGGCTGACTTCGCCAATCTGCTGCTTCGACCACCCCGCCGGGTCAGGTGCAACGACCACATGACAGTTCATAAAGCGCGGCTCAGCGAGCATCGGCTGGAGCTTCTCACGCAGGAACGTCTCAATCCCCATGTTCTCGGAAGTAATCTCGTCGAGAATGATGATCTGCCCGTACACGTTACGCTGAACGAACGTCGCCGCCGGTGTCCGCCCGAAGTCCAACCCGATCACTACTGGGTACTGTTCATTACGCAGTGGTGTGAACGACGTCTCAGCAATATGAAAGTCCGGTTTGAACGTCTTCTCATAGACCGGCACGCCGTTGAGTGAGCGCCCATACCGACAGCGCAGGTAGACGTTAACGAAGTCTTCCGACTTGCCCACCGCCACGTCCGGGTAGTAGCGATCATCCAAGTGCTGCAGGTTGTCAGCGTTCGGGTTCACCCACAAATCAACGTCGTTCGGCCCCGTGACAGCCTTCAGCTCATCAGGTTCTTCGCCCTGCTGGTGGACGTATTCCTCGAAGTCCAACATGGCCGAAGGCTGGATATACACCGACCAGTTGTCCGGCGGGTTCTCCATCTTGTCGAACCACCACGTCTCCATATCGGGCATGTTGGTATCAAACACCGCGCAGGATCGCGTCGGCCCACCGTCTTTCATCGCCGGGTAACGACGAAGACGCATGAGCAACCCGTCCACAACTTCCGGGTGAATCTCCCGAGCCTCGTTGATCCACAGGAACGTCAGCTCGAGCGACAGTGCCTTTCGCACTGACTGCGGCTCATCGAGTGGGATGAACAGAAACTCGGCCTTGACCTCCGTGCCGTCGGGTAGGCGATGCTGGACATAGAACGTCTTGTCCTGCGCCTTGTAATTGCCCCACTCACCGTTCGGGAACCAATCGAAAAAAGTCCGCATGGTCGTCGAGCGGAGCTGGTCAAGTGTGTTACGGACAATAGCAGTGCGAGAACGACGAACGCCCTTAGCGTCAGGCTTTTGCTGGAGCGCCATCATCATCAGAAGGTGGCAACAGGCTACCGACTTACCCGAACCAATCGGCCCAGCAAGAGTCCGCACGAAGTTTTCATCACGCATGAACTCCCAGAT